GGGTAGGGGGCATCAAAAGTCCACAACCCTCACGCTCTAGACCGAGCGCTTAGCCAAATTTTTACGTGCGGGAGTTTCAGGGGAGGGGGGTACCCCCCTCGGACGTGGTGGAGACGTCTGCACAGTTGAACACTCAACCGGCATCCGCCGGTTTTTTCATTTCAGGAGCTGACCATGGGAGCACGCGGACCGAAGGCACTGCCAGCCAACGTGCACATGTTGCGCGGAAACCCGAGCAAGAAGTTGCTGGACGATCTGTTCGCCGACTTCAACCCTGAACTTGAGATCCCGGACGCGCCGAGCTGGATGTGGGCTGAGGCGAAGAAGGAATGGAAGCGCATCTCCCCCGAGCTACTGAAGTACGGACTGATCTCGAAGCCGGACCGCGCCGCCCTGGTGCTATACGTCCAGGCGTGGGCAAAGATGGTTTGGGCTGAGAAGCAGCTCGCTAACGCGATGAAGATCGCCGAGCAGAAGCGCAAGGAAGCCGAAGACAAGGGCGAGGAATACACCGGCGGCGACGGCATCATGGTGCGCACCCCGAATGGCAACCTGCAGTACTCGCACCACTGGGTCGTCGGTCGCCGTGCTGCTGAGGATGTGAACCGCTACCTCGCATCGTTCGGCATGTCGCCCAGCTCGCGCGGGCGAGTCAAGACCAGTGACAACCGGCAGCAGTCTCTCGATCTTGGCGTGGGCGAGAGTTCGTTTGCATCACTCTAAATGGCGCAGCAAGTTGAAGCGCAAAGCTTCGGCGATATCGCGACGCAGTATGCGCACGATGTCACCGACGGGCACGTCGTCGCGTGCAAATGGGTCAAGCTGGCTTGCAAGCGCCATCTGGATGATCTGGCCACGGCCGCGATCGGCGACTGGCCGTATGTCTTCAATCCGGATCTGGTAGACCAGAACGGCAAGACATACCAGCCCGCCGAGCGGGTCTGCAAGTTCGCCCAGCTGATGCCACACATCAAGGGCGACTGGGCCGCGCAGCGCATGCGCATCACGCTTGAGCCGTGGCAGATATTCATCCTGGCCAGCATCTTCGGCTGGGTGAATCGACTCACTGGCAAGCGCCGCTTCCGCGTGGCCGATCTGTTTGTGCCGCGCAAGAACGCGAAGAGCACACTGGCCAGTGTGATCGGGCTGTACATGCTGGCGGTCGATGGCGAGTTCGGTGCCGAGGTGTATTCCGGCGCCACCTCGCAAGACCAGGCGCTGGAAGTATTCCGGCCTGCGCTGCTGATGGCGCGCGCCACACCGGAGTTCAGACAACACTTCGGCGTTGCTGCAAACGCATCAAACCTGTCGGTCGTATTGACCAACAGCAAGTTTGAGCCGGTCATCGGCAAGCCGGGCGACGGCGCATCACCCAGCTGCGCCATCGTTGACGAATACCACGAGCACAAAACGCCCGAGCTGTACGAGACCATGCAGACCGGCATGGGCGCACGGTCGCAGCCGCTTATGCTCATCATCACCACGGCCGGCACCGACGTATCCGGCCCTTGCTACATGCACCAGGTAGAGCTGCAGAAAGCGCTCGAAGGCACCATCGAGAACGACCAGCGCTTCGGCATCATCTTCACCACAGACGAAGGCGACGACTGGACCAGCGAAGACGCGCTGATCAAAGCCAACCCGAACTACGGCGTATCGGTCGACGCGGACTTCCTGAAGATCCAGCAGCGCGACGCGGTCTCCGACCCGCGCAAACAGAACACATTCAAGACCAAGCACCTGAACGTCTGGTGTGCGGCAGCATCGCCTTGGATCAACCTGCACAACCTCCAGCAGAGCGGCGACCCGACGCTCACGCTGGACAGCTTTGCCGGAGAAGAATCGGTCATCGGGCTAGACCTGGCGAGCACACAAGACATCGCCAGCAAAGTGCACATCTTCAAGCGCGAGGTGGACGGCAAGGATCACTACTACGCCATCTCGCAAAACTACGTTCCCGAGGCCGCAGTCGAAGCGCCGGAGAACGTGCACTACCGAGGCTGGGTCAAGTCAGGACACCTGACCCAGACCTCTGGAAACATGATCGACCTCGAATACATCCAGCAAGACGTGCTGGACGATAGCGAGATCGTCAACGTGCGAGAGGTCGCGAAGGACCAGTGGGGAGGACAGCAGCTCGGCGCGAACCTCGCGAACGAAAGCATCCCCGTCGTGGACGTTCCGATGCAGACCCGCTACCTCAGCGAACCGATGAAGTTCATCGCCGGACTGATCGACGCCACACCGACGCGCTTCCACCACGACGGCAACCCCGCCTTCGTGTGGATGATGAGCAACGTCGAAGTAAAACTGGACCATAACGAAAACATGTTCCCGCGCAAGCAACGGCCGCAGAACAAGATCGACGGGGCGGTCGCGCTGATTGTTGGGATGTCACGCGCGATGGTGACAGAGCCGGACGGGATAATCACTCAAGGATTCGTAGAACTATGAGCACACAAGAAAGGTGGAACGAAGCGCAAAAGCGCGCCGCAACTCCAGGCTCTACGATTCTCAACAAGTGGCGCGCGCAGCGTGAAGCAGCGCGTGCGAATTCCATCAGCAACACCACGTACAGCCAAGAAGTCTTGGACGCCTTTGGGGTATCGCAAGGACATGCCGGGATGGCTGTGAACTCAGCCACCGCGATGCGCGTGGCAGCGGTGTATGCCTGCGTGCAGAAGATAGCGGGCGGCGTCTCTACGCTCCCGCTGCACCAATACAAAACTAATGGCGACATCAAAGATCGACTACCGCGCGATGAGCTCTGGTACCAGCTGAACGAGCAGCCGTGTGAGCAATACACCGCCGCCAGCCATTGGGAAGGCGTCTGCATTGCCGAACTGCTGCGCGGCGACGGATACACATGGATCCGTCGCACCATCACTGGCAAGATCATTGAGTTGCTCCCCTTGCCGTGGGGCTGCGTCTCACCGATCCGCCAGGCGGATGGCAGCGTCCGTTACTACATCAGCCTGCCCGATTTCGGGATCAACACCTGGCTAGAGCCTGCCGAAGTCTTGCACTTCCCGGGCTTTGGCTTTGATGGTGTCCGCTCTATGAGCGTCATCACCTACGCAGCCCGCGCTGCCGTGGGTAATGCGCTGGCCATGGACAACTACAGTGGAAAGTTTTTTGAAAATGGAGCGCATCCATCGATCATCTTGAACTCCCCCAGCAAGATGGATGAGCGTCAGATCACCGCATTGCAAACTTCGTTCGCGAACAAATATGCAGGAAATGAAAATGCGCACAAACTGCCGCTGGTACTGACCGAAGGACTCACCGCCAAAGAGATCAGCATCAACGCCCAAGATGCGCAGCTGCTCGAAGCGCGCAAGTTCCAAGTGATCGACATCGCCCGCGCTTTTGGTGTCCCGCCGCACATGATCGGCGAGACCAGCGCCAGCACCAGCTGGGGCAGCGGTATCGAATCCATGTCGCGCGCGTTCGTCACTTACACCCTACAACCGCATCTCATCCGCATCGAACAAGAACTGAACCGCAAACTGTTCCCGCGCAACTCGGGGCGATACATCCAATTCGATCGCGATGCGCTCATAGAAGGCGACAGCAAAGCCCAGGCTGAATATAACCGCGCAGCACTGGGCGGCCCCGGTACTGGCATGGGCTGGCTATCGGTTGACGAGATCCGCAAGGGAAAAGGACTTGCTCCCCTCGGTGGCGCTGCTGCCGAAATATACGACCCACGAAAAGTCACTACAGAAGGGCAGACACAATGAACAAGATCATGCAGCTCTACCGCGACAACGCGCTGGTTAAAAAACAGCCCGTCAACCTGGTGCGCAACGAATCCGAAGCCACCCTGTACATCTATGACGTGATCGATGCTTACTGGGGCATCAGCGCAAAGATGGTGATCGAAGCCATTGCACAAGTAGTCGACGCGCAGACATTGAACATCCGCATCAACTCACCCGGCGGAGACGTGTTCGAGGCGCGCGCCATCATCGAAGCGATCAAACGTTTCCAAGGCAAAACCATCGCGCACATCGACAGCGTGGCTGCCAGCGCCGCCACCGGCATTGCCATCGCAGCAGACGAAGTATTGATTGCCGAGGGCGCGTTTTTCATGATCCATAACGCCAGCAGCATCGCGTGGGGAGATAAGACCGCCATGCGTGAAATGGCGGACCTGCTGGAAAAAATCGAAGGCTCGCTCATTGCCGACTACACCAGCAAGACCGGGAAGGAGCAGCAACAGATCATCGACTGGATGAACGATGAGACATGGTTCTCCGCGCAAGAGGCCATCGACAACGGCTTCGTCGATGCGCTGGCACCCACTGCAAAGGT